CAGGGATATTTGGTTGAGATTGAAAAGGTCGCGAATGATTTTGGTGAGCAATTATCTAATTTCAGAGCCAAAATGATTTCAATCCCGAGTAAATGCGCAGCCCAAATATATACAGCAGATAATGTTCAGGAAATAAAGTCCATATTAGAGGACGCAATCACAGAGGCATTGAATGAAATTAGAGGAGTCGGTCAGAACAATCCAGAGGGAGAGTTTGCAGAAGGCGATTCAGAAACAGATTTGGAAGCGGCTGAAGCCACCAACGAAACTGACAATCTCGGATTGGGCTGACGAATATCGCAAACTGAGTCCTGAGTCCTCGGCTGAGGCTGGAAACTGGAAAACCTCTCGCGCTGAATATCAACGAGGCGTGATGAATGCGCTTTCTGATCCAACAATTGAGACTGTGGTGATGATGTCATCGGCTCAAGTTGGCAAGACTGAGATTTTGAACAACGCTGTCGGATTCTTTATTTCGCAAGACCCGAGTCCAATGCTGGTGGTTCAACCGACTTTGGACATGGCTCAGACTTGGAGCAAGGATCGACTCGCACCAATGCTGAGAGACACTCCGATTCTGGCTGGCTTGGTGAAAGACCCGAGATCGAGGGACTCTGGCAACACGACATTGCACAAAGTCTTTGCTGGTGGCCATGTGACTGCTTGCGGTGCAAACTCTCCATCGAGTCTGGCATCGAGGCCAGTGAGGGTGGTTTTCTGTGACGAGGTTGATCGTTACCCGATCTCGGCTGGCTCAGAGGGCGATCCAGTGTCTTTGGCCAAGAAAAGGGCGACAACCTTCTGGAATCGAAAGATTTTGTTGGTTTCCACTCCGACAAACAAGGGAGCAAGTCGAATTGAGGCGGCTTATGAGGAAAGCGATCAGAGAAAGTTTCACATTTGCTGCCCTGATTGCCAGCATGAGCAAACTCTGAAATGGGGTCAGGTCAAGTGGGAAACTGACAAGCCAGAGACTGCAAAATATGTTTGCGAGGAATGTGGATCACTCTGGGATGATGCTCAGAGGGCAAAAGCCATCAAGAAAGGTCGCTGGATCGCAAGCAAACCAACAGGCAAGGTGGCTGGCTTTCACTTGTCGGCACTGTATTCACCTTGGAGTCCTCTGGCCGATGGTGTTCAGGATTTCCTTGAGGCCAAGAAACAGCCAGCGACACTGCGAGTCTGGGTCAACACTTATTTGGGTGAGACTTGGGAGGAGGAAGGCGATCAGGTTGACGATTATTCTTTGGCCAACAGAGCCGAGGAATGGGACGCAATTCCAGAGGATGTCTTGCTTTTGACTGCTGGAGTCGATGTCCAAGACGATCGACTTGAGGCCGAGGTGGTTGGATGGGGTCTTGACGAGGAATCTTGGTCAATTGCTTACAAAACCTTTTATGGCGATCCTTCTGCACCCCATGTTTGGAAGGATTTAGACGAATTTTTGTCAAACTTATGAACACGAGTCTGGCCAAGACATGATTGTCAGAGCGACTTGCATTGACTCTGGTGGCCACAATACTCAGGCGGTTTATAAATATGTCCACCCGAGAGAGGGCAAGCGAATATTTGCGATCAAGGGTGTTGGTGGTGAGGGCAAGCCGATTGTTGGCAAGCCTTCAAAAAACAACATTGGCAAGATCAAACTGTTTCCAGTTGGTGTTGACACTGCCAAACTGCTTTTGTTCTCTCGATTCAAGATTCAGGATCATGGCGCTGGATATTGTCATTTCCCTGTTGGCCGTGAGGATGAGTATTTCAAGCAATTGACTGCTGAGAAAATTGCCACTCGATATCACAAAGGATTTGCAAGGCGAGAGTTTGTAAAGACCAGAACTCGAAACGAGGCGCTCGATGTCAGGGTTTATGCAATGGCTGCACTTTCCCTTTTGAATGTTAATCTGGCATCATTGGCAAAAAGGGCAGAATTGCGAAAACAGGCAGTTGAGGAAGTGAAAACAACCAAACAAACCAGTCGCGTGAGGCCGCAATCGTCATTTGTTAACAGTTGGCGCTAAAATGCGCTATATTCCGCAAAACTAAGGGGGGGGTTAATGCCTAACCTTTTCGACTCAAGCAATGCTCCAACGACTGAGCCTGAAAACATTGTGATTGGTAGTTTTTTCCAATGGAAACGCACCGATCTAGGGGCTGACTACCCTCCATCACTCTATACTCTCAAATATACAGCCCGAATTCAGGGCGGTGGCAATGAAGAAATCAACATCACTGCAACAGCCAGTGGAAATGATTTTCTGGCCACAATCAACAATGCAACCAGCGCGGCTTTCATCAAGGGAAGTTATGTCTGGCAAGCTGACATCGAGCGCAATTCTGATTCTGCTCGAGTCACTGTTGACAAAGGATATTGGGAAATTGTCGCTGACTTGAATTTGACTTCTGCTGATCTGAGAACTCATGCTCAGATAATGATTGGAAAGATCGAAAGCATTTTGTCTGGTCGCGCTGATTCTGATGTTTCAAGTTATTCAATTGCTGGTCGCAGTCTTTCAAAGATGTCATTCAGAGAATTGACAGACGCTCGGGATTATTACAAGCGTGAGCGTCAAAAAGAATTGATTGCTGAGAATATTGCAAAAGGCAAACCGACTGGTTCAACAATTCAAGTGAGGTTCGGATAATGGGAATTTTGGACATTTTTTCCAGAAAGAAACCTCTGAAAAAGCGCAGTTATGCTGGTGCGAATGTTGGACGCTTATTCAGTGACTTTATTTCATCCTCCAAGTCTGCTGATGAGGAGATCAGACCAGCACTGAGAATCTTGCGTGATCGCTCTCGAGATTTAACTCGAAACAATGAGTATGCCAAGCGATTCGTCAATCTGGCCAAGATCAATGTTGTTGGTGATCGAGGCGTGACTGTCCAAGTCAAAGCCAGAAACGACAATGGCTCGATGGACAACATTGGCAACGATCAGATCGAGACTGCATTTGCTCAGTGGTCACGATTAGGTGTCTGCACTGTTGATGGCAAATATTCATGGGTCGATGCTCAGAGATTTTTTGTTGAGTCTCTGGTGCGTGATGGCGAGGTTTTGTGTCGCAAGGTTCGTTATCCAAACAAGTTTGATTTTGCGCTTGAGTTTCTTGAGCCAGACTATTTGGACGAGAATTTCAACGACAACCTTCCAAACGGCAACACAATCAGAATGTCGGTGGAATTAGACCCATTTGGCCGTCCTGTTGCTTATCACTTGCTGACAAAACATCCTTATGATGCTTACTCTCAAGCGATTGCTCAACCTCGAGTTCGAGTTCCTGCTGACAGGATCATTCATTGCTTTATTGGTGAGCGTGCGCAGCAAACTCGCGGTGTGCCTTGGATGTCTCCTGCAATTACCAGTTTGAAAATGCTTCATGGATATCGAGAGGCAGAATTGGTGGCGGCTCGAGTTGGCGCTTGCAAGATGGGCTTTTTCACCTCTCCTCAAGGTGATGGCTTCACTGCTGACGATACAGTTGACAACATTCCAATCATGCAAGCTGACGCTGGAACTTTCCACCAGTTGCCAGAAGGCGTGAGTTTCCAACAGTTCGATCCAACACATCCAACAGGCGCTTTCGCTGATTTTGAGAAAGCTGTTTTGCGAGGCATTGCTGCTGGTCTGGGTGTTTCTTATACATCTTTGGCCAACGATCTTGAGGGTGTGTCTTATTCCTCAATTCGTCAAGGCACTCTTGAGGATCGTGACCAGTGGAAAATGGTTCAGGACATTCTCATTCAGCACTTTGTCGAGCCAGTTTATCGAGAGTTTTTGCTTTCGATCATGCGCAATGGTGTCATCAATATCCCTGAAAGTCGCTTTGACAAGTTTGCTGATGCGGCAATTTTCAGGGCGCGAGGCTTCCAGTGGGTTGATCCATTGAAAGAAATGAATGCGGCTGTGATCGGCATGAAAAACGGCATTTTGTCGATGCAAGATGTTGCAAACCAATATGGCCGCGATGTTGAGGAAACATTCTCAGCGATTAGCAGTGAGAAAGAATTGGCCAGCGCTTATGGTCTAAAGATGGCGTTTGAGCCATTTGGTGACAAACTTCCAACAGTTGCTGAGGTAAGCGATGCCAGTGCCGAATGAAGCCATGAAAGAGGAAGCCCAAAGAGGGCTTGACTGGCGATCAGAATTTGGTCGCGGTGGCACTGAGGTCGGCATTGCCAGAGCCAGAGACATTGTGAATGGCGCTGATTTGTCTGACGATACAGTTGGACGAATGGTCAGCTACTTTGCAAGACATGAAGTTGACAAAGAGGCAGAAGGCTTTAGAGTTGGCGAGGAAGGTTATCCATCCAACGGCAGGATTGCATGGGCTTTATGGGGTGGCGATGCTGGCAAGTCATGGTCTGAGAGAGAGTATGAGAAAATCAAAAATGATCGATCGACTACTCAAGAGTCAAATGAGTTGCTAAAATCTGACAAATCTGAAAGGATGAATATGAGTGACGAAGAAAGAGCAATGGTCAGTGTTTCAATTCATGTTGACACTGAGGATGTTGCTGAAATCATCGAGGCACAAACTGAGCAAATGGCCACTGCTGCACAAATTGACTTAGAGTCAAGCGCACAAACAGAGGAAACTCTAGTTGAGCAACCAATGGAAATGACTGTTGATGTTGCTGACGATCGCAAGGCTGGTGAGCGTATGACTCGCGCTGACGCAATGGAAGCCCGAGTGGAGAGTGTTGACGATCGCAGGGTGTCGATGTCAATCTCCTCTGAAATGCCAGTCGGTCGCTCTTATGGTGAGGAAGTCCTCGACCACAATCCACAATCAATTGACTTGAGTTTCTTGAACTCTGGTCGCGCACCATTGCTCTTGGATCACGATCCTGAGCGTCAAATTGGTGTAATCGAATCTGTAAGTCTCGATGGCTCGGCTCGCAAGTTGCGGGCGACAGTGCGTTTCGGTAAGAGCGCACTGGCTTCAGAGGTTTACGGAGATGTCGCGGATTTGATTCGCGGTAATGTTTCCATTGGTTACTCAATTGCCAAGATGGTGAAAGAGAATGATGGCAAAACTTATCGCGCAACAAATTGGCGACCTGTTGAGGTGTCTATTGTTTCAATTCCTGCCGATGTGTCAGTTGGCGTGGGTCGAAGCATGGAAACTGAAACAACCTCTGAAGCTGTGGTGGAAACATCACAAATTACCGAAACTTTGGTGGAAGCGCAAACTCAAGTCGCTGAAGCCGATACCCGAAAGGAAATCAAAATGGAAAACTCCGCAACTGTTGCGACTGAAAGTCGCGCTTATGACGCTCCTATCCAAGCCGAAGTCGGTTTGACCCAGAAGGAAGTTCGTCAATTCTCATTCGTCAAGGCAATCAACGCTTTGGCAAATCCTCAAGACAAGCGTGCATGGGCTGACGCTGCTTTCGAGCGTGAAGTCTCTGAAGCTGCTCAAAAGACTTATGGCCGTTCTGCTCAAGGCATTTATGTGCCAAATGAGATCGTCAAAGCAAAGCGTGACTTGAATGTTGGTACATCAACTGCTGGCGGCAACTTAGTTGCAACCGACTTGTTGGCTGCATCATTCATTGAAATGCTGCGCAATCGTTCAGTTGTTCAGCGTGCTGGCGCGACTGTGATGAATGGTCTGGTTGGTAATGTGGCAATTCCTAAGCAATCTGGCGCTGCCACTGCTTACTGGGTCGCTGAGTCTGGCGCTCCTACTGAGAGCCAACAAACTCTGGCTCAAGTCACAATGTCTCCCAAGACTGTCGGTGCTTACACTGACTTCTCACGCAAGTTGATGCTCCAGTCCTCAATTGATGTTGAGACAATGGTTCGTCGTGACTTGGCCACTGTGATCGCTTTGGCTATTGACACTGCTTCATTGTATGGTTCTGGTTCAAACAATCAGCCAACTGGCATTAAAAATCAGTCTGGCGTGAACACCAAAGACTTTGCAGCCACAAACCCAACATTTGCTGAGTTGGTGGCAATGGAGTCTGAGTTGGCCACTGACAACGCTGACATCGGCACAATGACTTATTTGTTCAATCCTGCACAGCGCGGTGCATTGAAAACAACTGAGAAGTCATCCACTTCTGCTGGTCAGTTTGTTTGGGAATCTGGCAACACAGTCAATGGCTATCGCACCGAAGTCTCCAATCAAGTGACTGCTGGCGATGTGTTCTTTGGCAACTTTGCTGACTTGATGATCGGCTTCTGGTCTGGTTTGGACTTGACAGTTGATCCTTACAGCAACAGCACAAGCGGCACAATGCGCGTGATTGCTTTGCAAGATGTGGATATCGCAGTTCGCAACGCGGTTTCCTTCTGCTATGGTGACGCAGACATTGCCTAATGTCTAAAATGCTCCGAGGGGGAAACCTCTCGGGGCTTTTAATATGAAACTCGAATTCATACGAAACACAATGACAAGCGCAGGGAAAGCCCGAATTGGGCAAGTCCTAGAGTTGCCTGAGCAAGAATCAAAAGATTTGGTCAAATTAAGTCGTTGCGTTCCTTATGTCTCTCAAGAATTAGTTGATCGCTCGATTGGTCTGTCCGATGACACAAAACCAGTCAAGCGTGGAAGGCCTAAAAAGAATGTATGAGTCTGCTGCTGATCGCTTGATGTATTTGAAGGACTTTGGGGTTGATGTGAAATACACAATCCAAAATGGAGTCCCAAAGACAATTCGAGGAATCTTTGACAACCAGTTCATCGATGTTCAGGCTGGTGGCGATGTTGGCTTTGCTGTTCAGCAACCAAGACTCATGGTTCGCACCTCGGATGTGGCCTCATGCACTGAAGGCGATGCCTTCCAGATTGCCAAAGTCAATTATTTATCCAGAATTGTTCAGGATGATGGGACTGGCATGACAATGATCGTTTTGGAGAAACAATGAGCCATGTGAGACAACAGATCAGGGATGCGGTGGTGACTGCTTTGACTGGTCTGACAACGACTGGCTCTCGGGTCTATAAGTCTCGGGTTTATCCATTCGAGTCTGGCAAACTGCCAGCGCTGATTGTTTACACAAAGTCAGAGACATCGACAAATGAAACAATGACCAAACCCAGAACTCAGTTGAGAGTTTTGGAGGTCATGGTTGAGTGTTATGTCATGGCAAACACTAATTTTGACAATACGATTGACACCATTGCAGTTGAGGTGGAAGAAGCACTTTATGCAAACATCACGCTTGGTGGCAAAGCAAAGGACATCAACACTGTGGCTTTTGAATCTGATTATTCAGGGGATGGAGAGCAAGTTGTCGGTGTTGGGCGTTTCACTGTTGAGGTAACTTACTCAACCAAGGAAAATGATCTTGAATCTGCTGCTTAATGTGGCAAAATTGTAAAACTTGAAAGGGGCTTAATTATGGCTACTCATACTGGTTCAGAAGGTACACTCAAAGTCGGTTCTGACACGATTGGCGAGATTCGCAGTTTCTCGATTTCCGAGTCTGCTGATACTCTCGAGGACACATCAATGGGCGATGCTTCTCGCACCTATAAGGCATCACTCAAGACCTTCACTGCGTCTGTTGATGTTTTTTGGGATGAGGCTGACGCTGGCCAGACTGCAATGGCAGTCGGTTCAACTGTGACTTTCTCGGCTTATCCAGAAGGCGCGACAACTGGTGACAAGTACTACACTGGTTCAGCAATCGTGACTGGTCTGACTGTGAATTCATCTTTTGATGGCATGGTCGAGGCTTCCATCACATTGCAAGGCACTGGTGCTTTGACCCTTAGCACTGCAAGCTGATGAGTGCAATTGATCGAGCAAAAGCCCATTTCAAGTCACTTCAAGTCAAGACGATTGAAGTGCCTGAGTGGGGCGATGAGAATGGCCCTCTGATTGTTTATGTTGAGCCTTTCACACTGAAAGACAAATCTAAACTTCAGGCGGTCACTCGATTGGGAAACTCTGAAGCCGACACTCTTGTTGAGTTGTTGGTTATGAAGTGCCTCGATAAAGATGGGGGAAAGATTTTCACCATCGAGGACAAACCAGTTTTGCGAAACATGGTCGATGCCTCAATTTTGGAAAGAGTTTCAACAGAAATCATGCGAGTTGATTTCAAGGAACTCGAAAAAAACTAAGGGAGACTCCTGAACGACAATTCCTTTTTTATCTCGCTGAAAAGTTGCACAAAACAATTGGTGAGATCGAGGAAATGCCAGTTGAGGAGTTCCTAGAATGGCAAGTTTGGATTAAGTTTCAGTCGGAGAGAAGCAATGGCCAGTAAAGATGTAAGCATTGACATTGTTGCTCAGGACAAGACTGGCGCGGCATTCAAATCAGTCAAAGGCGGTCTTGACGGAATTGGCAATGCTGTCGGCATGGTCACTGGCAAGATCGCTGGTCTGACTGCGGTATTGACTGCAATTGGCGGCATCACTCAGATCAAAGGTTTGATTGATAGTGCTGACCAAATGAACAAACTGTCGCAAAAGACAGGCATTGCAGTTTCAGAACTTTCATCACTCTCAAACACGGCTGATCTGGCTGGTGTTTCAAACGAGCAACTTGGCTCGGCTCTTGTCAAACTCAACAAAAGCATTGCTGAGGCTGCGGCTGGAAGCAAAGAGCAATCAGAAGCATTCAGGAATCTTGGCATCAATGTCAAAGATGCCAACGGCAATATTCGGCCAACTGCTGATATTTTGGGCGATGTGGCCAGCGCTTTTGGTGGTGCTGCCGATGGAGCGACCAAGACTCAATATGCGATGGCTTTGTTTGGCAAGGCTGGCGCTGATCTAATTCCATTTCTCAATCTTGGCAAACAAGGAATCAAAGAATTCGGTGCAAGTTTCGGTGATGAATTTGCAAAGAATTCTGAAATGTTCAATGACAATCTGACAAAGATTAGTCAACGAATCAAGGGATTTTTTGCTGAGAAATCATTGCCTTTGCTTGAGGCTTTGAATCAAAAGTTTGAGGAAACTGCCAGACTCGAAAAGCAAATGAGGACTGGTGTTGGTGCAACACAAGCCGATGTCAGGAGAATTGACAATGCTCTTGAGCCAAAAGCACCACTTAAAAATTTGAAGCCTTTGGGTGTTGAAGCACCAAAAGTCGAGCAAATCTCTGAGATCACTCGGGCTTATATGGCCGTTTCAGATCAGATCATCAAGCTGGTCGAGGGTGAGGATCAACTCAAGTTGGTTCAGTTTGAGCGAATGGGGGCAAACGCTGAACAGATCAGGCAATATGAAATATATTTGAATACTGTCAGAAATCTGACTGAGGCAGAAAAAGCCAAGATCGAGCAAGACAAACAACAACAAAAACTCGATGAGCAAATCACAAAGGATGCCAAAGAGCAAGCCGATGCAATTAAGAAAATCTTTGAGGACACTCGCACACCTTTGGAGAACTACACTGAGAGAGTTCAATATCTCCAAACTGTCCTCGGCAAAGGCTTAATTGATCCTGACACTTTCAGTCGCGCTGTTGGATTGGCCAATGATGAACTCAAAAAATTCACAGAAAAAGGCAAGTCTGACATTGACATCTTGACTGACGCGATCAATGGATTTGGCAATGAATTCACCAGCACTCTGACTGAAGCGTTTATGACTGGAAAGCTGAACTTCACTGACATGGTGAACTCGATCCAGCGCGACATCATTCGGATGATGATTAAGAAAAACATTACTGATCCGAGCGTGAGTTTCCTGACAGACCTTTTCAAAGGCTTTGGTGCAAGGGCTTTGGGTGGCCCTGTTTCATCAAATACACCTTACATGGTCGGTGAGCGTGGCCCTGAGTTGTTTGTGCCAAATGGCGCTGGAAATATCGTTCCAAACAACAAACTTGGTGGCGGTGGCGTGACTGTCGTTCAGAATATCAACATTGACTCAAGGTCTGACAGATCATCGATCATGGCTGCAATGAATCAGGCCAAAGAGCAAGCCAAAGCTGAAATTTATCGATCAATGAAATCTGGTGGAGCGTTTGCATGACAACCTTTGCTTGGCCTAGTGTCAAAAACCCTCAATCGGCTCTTTGGGAGTTGAGGTCAAACACTCAGATTTTCACCTCTCCTCTGAGCCAGCAATCTCAAACAGTCGAGTTGGCTGGTGCAAAATGGTATTGCTCAGTCGCTTGGAACAATCTTTCAAGGGCTGAGGTCGCACCAATTCAGGCTTTGTTTTACAAAATGCGAGGCATGGCCAACACTGTCTATTTGCCTCGATTTGGTGAGACTGCTCCGATTGGCTCTGTTTCTGGCTCGATCACTGTTTCAAGTTCAACTGGATCGACTGTCACTTTGTCATCATCGAGCCTGTCAATTGGCGACTTCATCCAGTTTGAAAATTATGAAGTCAAGATGATTGTTGGAAAGTCCTCAAGCACTTACACAATCGAGCCACCTTTCAGAACTCAACCAAGTTCATCGAGTGCTGTGACTTATACAAACCCTTCAGCAATCATGCGACTTGATGGGACATCGGTGGCCATAAATAAAATGATTGAAGGCGTTTATTCTGTGACTGCTGGCTTTCTGGAGGCGATATGACTCGAAGCCTAGCCAGTGCCATCACATCGGCTCTGACAGACGACAATCTAACAGTCTGCTTTTTGGTGGATTTGGACTTTTCCTCTGGCCATATTTATTACACAAATGGTGGCAAATCGATTGTCTATGGTGGCAACACTTATCTGGCAGTCGGTGGTCTTGGCGGCATTGACACAATCTCAGAAACTGCAAATCTTGAGGCTAAAGGGTTAACCCTAACACTCTCTGGAATTGACACAAATCACATTGCAATTGCTTTGGGTGAGAATTATCAAGGTCGGGCGGCAAAGATTTATTTTGCTTTGCTCGATGCCAATCACGATCTGGTGGCTGCGGCTTTGATGTTTACTGGCCGAATGGATGTGATGTCAATCAGTCTTGGCCAGACAGCCACAATCTCTCTGTCTGTGGAACACCAAATGATCGATGCCAATCGGCCAAAGATCAGGCGCTTCACTTATGAGGAGCAAAAGGTCAGGGATGCCACAGACGAGGGTTTGCAATATGTGGTGGCCATCGAGAATCTTGACATCAATTGGGGTCGCACTGATCCAACTGGTGCAAATGCTGGTGGTGGTGGAAACCCTAACTCTGGCGGTTATATTCAAGAACAGCCATGAGAAAAGAGAACTGGCCTCGATTGCTTGAGGACTATATTCTCCAAAAGAAAGATCAGCCTTTCGAGTGGGGTTCAAACGATTGCTGGCAATTCTCGATCCATGCAGTCAAAGAGATTTCTGACAAAGATTTGACGAATCTTTTTGAGTATCAGACTGCTAGAAGGGCGGCTGAATTGATGTCCGAGCATGGCGGCATGATAGGGGCGGCTGACAAATACTTTGGCCAATCAAAGTCTGTCTTGTTGGCTCAGAGGGGTGATGTGGTCTGTTTAATCAATGCAGGGCGTGAATTGCTTGGCATTTGTATTGGAGAAATGTCGGCTTTTGTCGCTGAGTCTGGCATCATCATGCAACCGACTCTAAATTGTGAAAAGGCTTGGAGCATATAAATGGCTGAACTGGTAGTCTATTTGGCTGGTGAATTTCTTGCTGAAACTGCGATCTCTTATTTCGCAATCGGTAAAGAAGCCATGTTTTTGCGTGCTGCTATTCGGGCTGGTTCATTTGTTCTGACCACAAAAGCGGCTCAAAGCATGGGCTTGATTGGTGGAAGTTCGGCCAATGAACTAAAAGGTCAGACAATCAATGTCAGATCATCAACTGCACCAAGGCAACTGATCTATGGCCAAAGCCTAGTCGGTGGTGTGATGTTCTATGCGGCCACCACAGGCACAAACAACGAATATTTGCACACTGTCTTTGGATTGGCAGACCACCAGATTCAATCGGTTGAAAAAGTTTATTTTGGCGATGAGGATGTTGGCACTGTTTCAGGAAGTGTCTCAAGCGGTCGTTATTCTGGAAAAGCCAGAATTCAACACAAAACAAGTGGTGGAACTGCTTATTCTGATCTGGTGACTGAGACTGCCAGTCTGACAAACAAATGGACATCGAGTCATAAACTCACTGGCATTTCCTCGGTTTATGTGAGGATGCAATACGACACCTCAGTTTTCACCAGCATTCCAACAGTCAGGGCTTTGGTCAAGGGTAAATTAGTCTATGACCCAAGATCGACAACAACGGCTTGGTCTGACAATCCTGCTCTTTGCATTCGCGATTACATAATGAGCGACTATGGAATGCGAGTGACAGCCGATGAGATTGATTCAGCGTCATTCATTGCTGCGGCCAATATCTGTGATGAGACTGTCACGGCTTCAGGCTCTGTGACTCAGAAGCGCTACACACTCAATGGTGTGGTTGATACTTCAAAGAGTCCTCGCGAAGTCTTGCAAGATATGCTCTCGACTTGCGCTGGAATGCTTATCTATTCCTCTGGAAAATATAAGCTGGTCGTTGGTGCATTCTCAAGCCCTGTCCAAACAATCACAGTCGATGATTTGAGAGGCGATGTCCAACTCTCATGCGCTAACGATAAAGCCAATTTATTCAATCGAGTTGCTGGTGTCTTTGCTGATGCTGACAAACTTTATTCTGCGACTGAATATCCAGCGATTGCATCATCGACTTTTAAGACTCAGGATGGTGGTGAGGAGTTAACTGCTCAACTCGATCTCAATTTCACGACAAACAGTCTTGAGGCTCAACGGCTTGCAAAGATTAACCTCTTGAAGTCGCGTCAAGGCATTGTTGTCAATATTTCATGCAAGCCAACTTGTCTCAATATCACTGCTGGCGATGTGGTTGCTTTGACGATTGCTCAACTTGGATGGTCGAGCAAATATTTCAGGGTCATGGAGTGGCGACTCAATGAGGACATTGGTGTCGATCTAGTTCTCAAAGAGGAGGACTCGACTGCTTATGACTGGTCAACTTCTGACGCTCAGGATGGCGCTCCAAACACCAGTCTGACATTGATTCAACCTCAAGCTGCACCAACTAATTTAACTGCAACAAATCAGAATCTAAGCCTTCCTGATGGGACGATATTGCCAGCAGCACACATCACATGGACTGCTGTTTCATCGGCTTATGTGACTGGTTATGAGTTGCAATTCAAACTATCGACAGACACTGTTTGGCAATCTCTTTTCACCTCACAAACTGTTTATGACTATGTTGGCCAACAAGAGGTCGCTTTAGTCTATAACATCCGAGTCAGAGCAATTTTCTCTGATAAGAATGGCCCATTCTCCTCAACGATCAATCACACCTTATCTGGTGACACCACTGCACCTTCTGCACCAACAAGCCTGAGTGCTGTTGGCGCTTATAAAACAATTCAGTTGTCTTGGACTAATCCAACTGCGGCTGACTGGTTTTATAACGAGGTTTGGGAAAACTCAACAAATAATTCATCGACTGCAACAAAGATCGGTGAAGTTTCAAGTTCTACATTTGCAAGGTCTGGAATTCCTGCATCGACAACCAAATATTATTGGTTAAAAGCTGTTGATTTCTCGCGCAATGTTTCTGGTTTCTCAAGTGGTGCAAGTGCGACAACTGATGCTGAGGCTGGAACTGGTGCAACAGGCCCAAGAAATGCTCAGGTTTATTTCTATTACAACACTGGTCAATCAACTGCACCAACTGCTCCAACAACTTCTGAAGTTGCTTACAATTTCAGCACTTCAACTCCATCAATTTCTGCATCGGGCTGGTCAACAACATTTAGTCCAAGTGCTGTCAGTGCAACTTCAGCGACAAACAAATATTGGGCTGTCAGAGTAATTTTTCAAGAGATTGATTTTGGTGGCTCTTACTCAGAAACAATTAGTTCTGTTTTTACTTGGCAGAATTTAGATGGATTGGTGACATTTACAAACCTTGCCAATTCTTTAGGTTCTGGTGGATCAACTACCACATTCATTGATGGCGGCTCAATAACAACAGACACTTTATCTGTTGCAAAAGTAAAAAACAATACAAGTTCAACTTTTAACACTTATGTGACATTTGGTCTTGGCACTGGTTCTGCAATTGGCGGATATTCTGCTGGAGGTGCTTTTTCATCATCAAATGTTGGATATTACGGAGGTTTGTTTTCAAACACTGCTGCTGGTTATGCAATTGGTGCTGGCTCAACAAATACTAATTCAGCAACAATTGGCGCGATCGCGGCTGTTGGTTATGGGAACTCAACTTTTAGCACTTACAGAAACGCAGCATTTTTAGGAAACGGAACTTCTGGAGGAACTTTCCAAACTGGTGGATCAGGAAATATTCAAACTGCTGTCACTGCTGACATTCGTTTGGCTTATTACACTGGTGGAACTTCCTATGCTTATTATTTAGTTTCTGGATCAGCTTATCCATTTACTGCTGGCCATGATGCTTTGCAATTGCTTTCAGAGGATATTCCAGAGATCGGTGACATCATGGTTGATGTCGAGTTGATTGCTGCACCAACAATCAATGACTCAATCACTAAAATGACAAAAAGCACCACTGCAAATCAAAAAGGTGCGGTTGGTGTGTTTAGTGGTGTTTGTGGAAATGAGTTTGTTCCAGCATCACTTGGAAAATATGTCGAGGGTGTTCAAGGGTCAAAGAATGTCTTTGTCTTAAAAGATGAATATTCCACAATTTATCAAACCTATCGACCAATTGGTGTGAATGCCATTGGCGAGGGAAAAATCAATGTCTGCGGCCAAGGTGGTGACATCCAAATTGGTGACTTTATCGTGGCCTCTGACATGGCTGGCAAGGGCATGAAACAGGCTGACGACATTGCTAGAAGTTACACAGTGGCAAAGGCTCGGGAAAATGTGACATTTGCCAATTCATCCGAAACCAAACAGATTGCTTGCATTTATCTTTGCGGCTAAAATCCATCCTGAAAGGAAGCAAAAATGGCCTCTCTAATCTATAACTCTTGCTTGAATGACATGGCAACTGGTGCGATTGATTTCGACACCGACACATTCAAGATCATGCTGGTCACTTCCAGCTATACCCCAAACAAAGACACTCACACCAAGCGCTCAAATGTGACCAATGAGATCACTGGCACTGGTTACACATCGGGTGGAACAACCACCACTGTTACTGTGACCAATGACACTGCCAATGATCGAATTGACATTGACTTTTCTGATGTCTCTTGGACTTCAGCGACTTTGACTGCGGCTGCTGCTGTGATCTACAAAAGCACTGGCACTGCTGCAAGTGACAATTTGGTCGCTTATCTTGATTTTGCTGGCAATGTGATCTCCACAAACGGCACATTCACAGTGGATATTACTTCTCCATTGCGCATTCAAAACTGAGTTTTTTAGCCACCACCGAGGGTGGCTCGGAGGTTATTTATGGCTCTGATCCTTGCAGATCGCGTTAAGGAATCCACAACCACCACTGGAACAAGTGATTTTGCCCTTGGTGGGGCGGTCACTGGCTTCCAATCATTCGCAACTGCTGTCGGTGCAAATAACACGACATATTATGCGATTGCGGATGGTGCTGATTGGGAGGTCGGTCTTGGCACATTGTCAAGCGATGGATTGACTCTTGTTAGAACGACTGTCTATCAATCAAGCAATTCAGACACCAAGGTTTCATTTGCTTCTGGAACAAAACAGATTTTTGTCACTTATGCGGCTGACAAGGCTGTCTTTGAGGACGCTTCAGGAAATGTCACACTTCCAGCCAATCTGACTGTCACTGGTGGCTCAACGACTGATTCTGTCCAATTGGATTTAAGTGCTGGTGTCACTCCTGCTGTTGGCCAGATCGCTTGGGACGCTGCTCAAGGCACTGCGACTTTGGGTTTGCTCGGTGGAAATGTTTTGTCGAGATTGGGCGAGTCTCTTGTTGCTTATGTGACCAATGCTGAGTCAACAACAATCACAAAAGGCCAAGCGGTTTATTTGTTTGGTGCTCAAGGTGATCGAGCAACTGTCAAATTGGCCAACAACACTGGTGACGCAACATCGGCCAAGACGCTTGGAATTGTTGCTGAGGACATCACAGCAAATGGCACTGGCTTTGTTGTTTGTCAGGGTGTTGTTTATGGACTAGATTTGTCTGCATACACTGCTGGAGACACAATTTATCTTGGATCGACTGCTGGCACTTTAACGGCCACAAAACCTTATGCACCAAATCACTTGGTTTATTTGGGAGTGGTTGAGAAAGCCAATGCTGGTGCTGGCCAACTTTATGTCCGAGTTCAAAATGGATATGAGTTGGATGAGTTGCACAATGTATCAGCGCAATCTCCGAGCAATGGCCAGACAATCGTTTTTAACACAAGCACATCACTCTGGGAAAAGAACACTGTTTCTTTGACTGTTGGTGTCAATGGAACACTTCCACCAGCTAATGGTGGCACTGGCATCACATCTTTGGGCTCTGGTGTCGCGACATTCCTTGGAACTCCATCATCGGCAAATCTTGCGGCTGCTGTCACTGATGAAACTGGCACTGGCGCTTTGGTTTTTGCAAATTCTCCAACTCTTGTCACTCCTGC